TCATCAATCGTTCTACCTTCACTTGGTAATTTATAAATTGGTGGATAAGGATTAGTAGTTCTAATACCAGTATCGCCATCAACTGGTTTATAATTCTCATAACTTTTTGTTAAAACAAAGGTGTATACTTTGTTAAAATCATTTAAACCGTCATCTTGTTTTTTAACAAAATTTGGGTTTCCTTTTTTCTTTACTTGTGTCTCTTCCATAATAATTTAATTTTTCTTCCTTTTGTATTTAAAATATAAAGGGGGAGAGCGAACCCTCCCCCAATATTAATTATGCACCTTTAACGATAGCATATTGGTTTGCACCCATAACTTGAACACCGAAGTATCCAACTTGAGATACGGTTAACTCCATCTTAGCAGAAGTTGGAACTTTTGCTAATGCACCAGTTTCAGCAATCTGAACTTTCTGTCCATTGCCCAAGATATCTTGGTAGCGAATGTTGAAACGAGGTACTACGTTACGAGTCTTAGCATCAGTTGAAGTTCCTTTTGGAATCAACAAACCGAAGTTCTGACGAGTAGTTCCAGCAGGGTTTGAACCGTAGAACGCAGCGTTAGAGAAAGGCAAGTAACGAGTAAAGTTAAACTTACGGTGGTAAGGTTGGAATGATTTGAAACCACGAGCTAAATCGCCATCAGCAGCTTGGCCTTGAGCGTAAAGAATAGCACCGTTGTTGAAATCGTTACCCAAAGCATTTTGGATAGCAATATCTTGGTTTACATCACATAACCAATCGTACTCAGCAGGAGCACCTTGAGAGTCTAATTGACGCTCGATGTCTGCAAAAGTAGTTTGAGCACCAAAAGTGCTATAACCGATGTTTAAGCCGTTAGCTTGAGTTTGTTGAATAACACCAGCAGAACCAGTTTCACTGTAACCTAAGTTGTTTGTTAAGTTAGAGTCCATCAACATCAATTCTTTTTGTAACAAGAATTTTTTGTTGTCATCAGCTAATTGCTTGTACTTGTAGTAGCGTTGACCATCATATTCAAAGTCGATTGCTTCCGCTAAGTTCAAGTCAGTAAAACGAGAGTCGATACGGATTTGAGTAGCGTAGTTAGTGAATTTGTCGATAGTTTGTACTTGAGTAGTAGTGTAATCAGAAGCTTCACCAACATATTTGAAGCCACGACCTTGGATAATATCACCAGCAACAACACCAGCATTATCAGTTGAGATAACTGGAGTAATAGTTGCAGTTTGGCTTGAAGTTCCTTTACCACTAACAGCAGTAACACGAGATTCAACGCCAGTACGTGAGTTATACATAATCATACCAACTTCTGGTAATGATTTGTAGTTAGCTGAATAAAGGTCACCTGAAGATAATACAACAGTGATTCCAGCACCATCAGCACCAGTTACGGTAGTAGATGAAGTGATGAAAGACATTTGACGACCTTTTGATTCATACCAGTAAAATAATTTGTTGTCGGTAGCCATAGTGTTACCAGCAAGCTCGTTCATCATTACATAAGGAACGAATTGGAACTTATCGATGAATTCTTTGTAGGCACGTGGTACAACGATATTCAGTTCCGAGATTAACGTACCTTGTCTGGTTGCAGACGCGGTACTAAAGGTACTTGGAGTAGTAGACATTTTTTTAGTTTTTTAATTGTTAATATTCTATTTATAAGCTTAACACGTAATCACCAAAATCATATGGGTTTCCACCTTTAGCATCAAATGAAGTGTTAGGGGAGCCAAGGTTAATGTTTTTAATATCCTTTCCGATAATATCCATCTTTGCCTTTTCTTTGGCTTGTGTCCAACCAGACTTGAACATTTTCTCCGCATTCTCAAGAATATACACATCCTCGGTAATCTTCTTAACATTTGGAGTTCCATCCTGGTTAACCCATCCACGGTCCACTAAATAACTTTCGGCATTGAAATCTCTCATTTTCTGAACCAACTGCTGTTGTTCGACTTCTGTTACTTTATAGGAAACTTCCTCGTCTCCTAAATTAAACTTGAACTCGTTAACACTTGGCACATCTCTTTCTACAGAATCAAGCCATTGTTGTTGCAAATATTGAATTTGCTCTTGACTTAAACCCTGTTGAGTTTCTTCTTCCGAAGGTTTGCTAACATTATTATCAGGTTGTTTATTCCCTGATGTTGGTAATTGAATGTTCTGTTTTAATTCTTCTAATTCAGCACGTTTTTCTAACGCATCACGTTTTAAAAGTTTTTGAGCCTTATCAATCTCTTTGTTGATTTTAACAGCCTCTTTGTATTCATCAGGATAAACATCTTTGTCAATTTCTGACAAGTCAATCTTATCCTCAAATAGAGCTGAACCATACTTTTGTTCAAGTTCAAACTCAATATCATCTGTATCCCAATTAGGGTGTTCAGATGAAATAAAACCAGCTACAACATCAATATCTGGTACTGTGCTATAGTCTGTCTTTTTTAATGATAGATACTCATATAAAGCATCTTCATCTAAATCAGCTAAATTAACTTGGTCTTCTTGTTGGAATTGTTGTTCTTCATAAGTAGACTCTGGTAAGCTGATAAATTCTTGTTGCTCAGTTTGAGCAGCTTGTTTTACTTCTGGTTGTGAATCATCTTGAACTTGTGTTTGTTGTTCAGCAGGTTCTCCAGAAGCATCTACAGTATTTTCAACTTGTGAGGTTTCCTCGGTAGTCTGTTCTACTGTTTCTTGCGTTTGTTCTGTCTGTGGTTCTGCATTATAATTATCAGCAAGCACATCCTCCCAAGACGCAACTTTGTTTACGTTTTGTTCCATTTTTTCTTCCTTTCTTGTTTTACAAAATTAATTATTAATTCAATGTGTTTTTACATTGTGTTATTAACTATATTAACAACATCTTTATTCTTTTTTAAAATATTATCCCTTATATCTAAAACTCTTTTACCATATACTGGATTTTCATTCATATTAATTGGATTTTTAGATACATCTATACCATAATAATAATTTGTATTATATTCACTTTTTGGTGTTATTTTTCCATATCCATTCCAAGCTTGTATTAAATCTGCTTCATTTTTTTTACCCAATTTTTTACCATATGCTATTTTTTCTTTTAGAAAATTCATAGATTCATTAAATGGGTCTTCAGATTGCATTCCAATCATATGAAATGGATTATCACCCCAATCTTTACTTAATCCAGTTTCTTGATAAGCCATTGCCAATGCAGTATATGGGTCTATTCCATTTCTTTTTGCAGCATTAACAATATTTTTCATAATATTTATATCTGCTAATATTGGAGCCTTTTTTTCTATTTGTTTATTTGTAATTAAATCAATATTTCTTGTATCATCTATTGGTAATTGATTTAATATATTATTCTGCTGTGGATATATTTTGCTTAAATTAGATTGATTAAATTGACTTCCAAGAAATGTTGGATTAGATAATGTACTATTAATCTTAGATAGATTATCCTTATTTATTTTTATTTTTGGCATATTAATATTAAGTATATCTTTCTTGTACTTGGTCTTCAGCAGCTACACCAGCTTCTTGAGGAATTTGTTGAGCCTCTTTTTGTTGCTGTTCAGCTAACATTTGTTGTTGCATTTCTTCCTGTTGCTTTTGCATCGCCTCTTGTTGCTGGTCATTAAGCTCTTCAATTATTAATTGTTTTTGCGTCTGAACAACTCCATCAATTCCATCAAATATATATGAAGGCATTTGGTCTATAGGAGTTCCTTGTTTAAGCAGCTCCTCAAGTGTTTTAACACGTAGAATATTATAATATTTAAGAGTTTCTCTTTCTTTTTCGTTTTCAAGTTCTATCTCATACTGCTGTAATTTGAATTGAGATTTAGCTTGTTCCAATTGCATCTCACCCTGAGACTTAGCTTGAGCAGCTTGTACTGCTTGCTGCATTTGCATCTCACTATTCTGGCGAGCTTCTTCCATTCTTTCTTTTCTGCGCTTCTTCTGAGTAGAAACTAAATAATAGTTAGCAGCTTTTGGATTATCTATTAAACGAATTTGAATAGCATCTTCAAGTTCTATACTTTGTTGAGATAATGCCATTTGAATATTTTGTTCCAACTGAAGTTTTTCGCCTTCATCTTTTACAGCTTGAATTTTAACATCAAAGTTTGTTTTCTCAAAATCATCACTAGCTTCTAATTTTATATACTCAACTCTATCAGTACCTAATGCATATTTATACCCTTCATATCCACCTTTTTCACCGAATACTAAAATATCCCATAATCTCATTTGGGTTTGCTTAGCTGTTCTTTCAAATACGTTTAAGTATGAATTGTATATGTAGTTAATAGAACTTTCACCAATTTGGCGAGCAGATTCTAATACTTTTGCACCTACAGCCTGATTTGAAATCATACCTTGGTCAAGTGAGTTAGAACCAATAATTCTTTCAAGTTTTCCTAATTCAAAGTTATATAGTTCGATGAATGATTGCAACTTAGTTGTAAATGGTACATTTAATGGAGTGATTGGAGGTCTATTATTCCCATCCATTTCATCCACCATACCTTTATAGAAAATAACACCAGTTTGTTTGTAGATACGGATTAGTTCCATAGGTTGCAATGCACCTTTACCATTACCTAAATCTACATCACTCATACCTGCAATATCTACAGTGTAACCATCTGGTGCAGCTTGAGCTACAATCTTCTGCATTTGAAGATGAGCTAACTGCATTTGTTTAATAGATGGAATCATTGTTTCAATAATAGGTTTGTTAGTCATTCTATTATTGTTATACATATATAAAGAGAATGGCAATAAACAATCTTGCAAATTCTCATTAGGTTTAAGCATATTATTTGCAACTTCCCATTTTAATAAATGGTTTGTATCACAAATCCATGCACCTTCATATTCTACATAGTATGGCTTAGATTTAATATATTGTTTACCATCTTTCATCTTCTCTGTTCTATCTAAAAGAGTTTTACCAAATCTATCTTGGTTCTTCTCGTATTTAAGATTATACAAAGTTTTATAGGAGAGCTGCATAACTGGTACACGGAATGCATCATATGGTCTTGCAAACGCATTAGCATATTGGTAGTTCCAAGTAAATGTCCAAGCAGCAGGGTTATTATATTTAGATGTAGCACTTCTTGCTATATTGAATAATTCCTCTTCAGATACTTTTCCTGGGTATGTTAAACGTACATCAGCAATGCTCATATATACAATCTCACCAGCCCATTCTAAATCCTTAAGGTCATCACGCTCACTATATGATAATACTAAGTTGTATGGATTTACTTTTCTAATTCTAACCTTACCATTAGCATCAATGAATGTTTTAGTTCCACAAATACCAAATGTAATTAAATCATCAAGCATTCCATTTTTGCATTCAGCCCAATCGTTATCATATAAAACAAGGTCAATACCTTGCTCCATCATTATCTCTTCACGTTGCTTATAATTGAATCCAAAGAAAATTTCATTCTCTTCATTATCTTCAGGAGTAAAAGCATTAGGGTCTTCTAATTGAACACCAGTAGATTGTTGTAATTGTTGAATTTCATTCTTAAACTCCATACGGAATTTAGCATCAGACTTTTCTTTGTCTTTTTTAGAGACACTAACTGGGTCAATAGCATCACATCTAATTTTTTCAATACGCTGATTGAACCTATCTTTTATACGCTGAATCATAGGTATAGCAATAGGTAGAGGAGTATAGTCTAAGTTAGAGTATGGTTGCTGACCATTAATATCTAAGAAATCTAAGAACTCTTGCATAGGCTGTTGACCAGTAGCATAAGCTCTGTTATAATCGAAACGAACTTGTCTTTGTTTTTGACTGACACCTCCATACCCATTTAACCATTGAGAGTATGATGTTTTCATTACCTTCAATCCAAATTCTGGTGAATTTTTTTCAGCATCTGGTGATAGTGGATTTGGAAGTCCGTAGTAGTTTTGTTGAGCCATTAATCCTTAATATAAATTCTTTACAAAATTAACCAATTAAATCGTTTGTTTTTCAATGACCTAAGCCTTTTACTGGTTGAGCAAATTTCATAAAAACAAGTTTTTTTTCTTTAGTAGATTCAACTTTGACATTTTCGGTCCCAGCAAGCAAACTCATACCAAATGCAACAGTATCATCATACTTTGTACGTTTAGCGTGTTTATAGGCTATTAAGTCTTCTATCAATTCAGTGTAATATATCTTATCACAATAAAGCTCAACGTAATCATAAACAGTGTCAAAATGCTTCTGAAGAGCAAATGGGTCTTTTGATGGAGTTCCATATTTAACTTTTTTATTTTTTCTATTAGGGTCTATAGTTGATTGTGGTCTCCACATAACATAATTCTTATAGCCTTTATCTATAAAATATTCGTAGTAATCCTCAACATCACTTTCATAATTAACCTTACATCCATAGTATTCACACATCATAATTATTTGGTCGTGAAATATAGATTTAAGTGGAGGTCTATCTGCATATCTACATACAACTAACCCACTATCTTCTGGGTCTGATAGGTCGTGTTTTCTATATACATATGCCACTCCATTAGAGCCCTGTTCTCCCGTTATAATTGTACTGGCAAATGGGTCAACTCCAATTGCAAAAGATGATGTATTAGATGGCTTCTTAAGGCCATTCTCGAGCACATTTTTATTTGAGTCCTTATGGTCTTTAAAATCCCAGCACATTTGGAATTTACCTTGTGGGTCTGGTCTCCAAGTTACATTACCATTAGAGCTTCTATAAAATGTTACTCTACTTACTAATCCTTTTGGTGCATATTCTTTTAAGTAGGTGAGCTGTTCCTGTAAATTAATAGCATTAAAGTGGCATTGACTTGCATCCGTTTGAAATGCTTCTTCTACTGTTAATGGTAACTTTCTTTTCTCAGATGCTAATTGTCTATCATCTAATCCCTGCCTGTTACGAAGTATATAATCTTTGGCGAGCTGTTGTCTCGAATATCCATAATCATCTATAAAGGTAACACCAGTAATATCATCTTCTCCATAGTAACCCATAAATGCAGGGTTAAAGTAACGCCATAATCCAGACTGAGTTTTACCGCTTTCAAGTTTTTCATTAGGGTTTGATTTATCCCATATGTTTTTATATTGGACTGATGCCTCAAATGAATCTCCATCTTCAACTGTTGTTGTTATTAAAGCCTTACCAATAATACGTGAACCATTTAGTAAACAGAATCTTACTACGTTCCAGCATTCCTCAACATCTACATTCTCAGCTTTTGCAGCCTCATCAAATATATATGTCTTTAGTTTCTGACCATCATATGCAGTTTTTACAGTTGCTGCATAGTCTATCCAAGAATTTAATGCTGTAGTATATTCTTTTTTTTGTGCTTTGGTACTTCT